CGCTTTAAAATGTCGATGCCGTTGTTAACTGAATCCTTGCCCTTTTTAGCAGGATGGATATTCATCCCCATACTGTACAATTCATCTATACTCTTTGGCTCTGCTGAATCAGCAATAAACTTTGTCCGTAGGTCTATACCTTGCTGCTTAATCTGTTGATATAGTTCTCTATTGTTGATGCCAACCCGGTAAAGCACTTCTCTAAAATATAGCTTGTTGCCATCACGATATACTTCAACAACACTTGCAGGGCTACTGCTATAACCAAAATCAATACCAACGGCAACAATACCAATCCTACTATCGATGCTATCACATAACTCAAAACTTTCATAAATTCTCCCTTCTATTTTTCCATACATACCCAATCCATAAATTGTCCAAAAGGATTTATCTGTTGCCTCAAGCAACTCAATCTCTTTTACCAACGCATTGGATAGATACGTATTATGTTTATAATTACTAACTATAACGGCAACATCTTTCTCCTGTTGCTTTCTCTTTTGCTCCAACTCGGTATTTATCCATACATCCTCATCATCCGGGTTAAAGTCTAAAAATATTTTCTTCTCTGTTCTTATCAGCAGTTGGAAGAACTCTTTTTTGTAGTTCAGCTCATTCGCCTCATTGCAATAGAGGATGTCCTGCTTGTTACCTCGTAACTTCTGCTCATCGTCTGCGCCCATAAATTGCACAATCCTGTTCTCGTACTTGTACGTTTTCTTGGTCTTGTTATGTTCTACTTGCTCGTAGAATCCCTCGTTGTGCATTATCTCCTCAAAGTCTTTTACAACTGTATTGTCCAACGTTGTCCGATACTTACGAACTGTACTCCAAGTACCTGCGTGACAATACTGCCCATCCCCATAGCATCCTGTCATCAACCACAATGCGGAGAGCTGCGCAAGGGAGTAAGTTTTGCTTGATCTCGTACCTCCACGATTGATCACAATCTTCTCGGTTGCATCGTAATTCTTTTCGAATATCGGAGTAACTTTCATTGAATCAATAAGTGATATAATACCGCTAACGTTCCAACCGCTAAGATAATCAGCAGGATTAATAATGGGTCGTGTTCCTGTGGCTTATTCATCTTTGTTTTGGTGTTTTTTCTTACGAGTATATTTTTTACGATTCCTATGAATATTGTGTTTCATAGCATCTTGTATCTCTTGTTGAGTTACAACTATTCGTTTCATTGGTTGTAGCTCATTCCTCATCTCTGTTGCGCTTTACTTCGATAGTTATTTTCTGCTCCTGTTTTATCTTCTCCGGCTCATTCATCCCTAACATCTTTGCCAATGAATCCAATGCACCTTTAGCATCACTACCCTTGAGTAATCCACTATTACTCATGGCGTATATCTTCTCCTTGTCTGTCTTGGTCAACTTCTCTTTTTTCATCAAAGCTTTAATCTCCTCAAAAGTTTCAACCATCCCGATGTACTTCTGCACTATCCATTCCCGGTTGATACTGTGTTGCTCGGCAGTCTGTTCCTTGAGTTGGTTCACCGTTTGGGTTATGTTTGGTTTTTGCATCAGTTTTGTTGCCTCTGTTCTTATCCAACTTTTATCACTATTCTTTGGCTTGAATGCTTGTCTATATGCCTCCGATTGATTGCCCAATTCAACAACCAACTCTGCAAACTTTCTCTCTTTTATTGTCAGCTCTTTACTCATTCAATTCATAAAAAAGTTGTCAGCATCTTCGATATAATACCAACAAATGAAATCCAACGATATACTCGATGGGTCAATCCAAAAGTTATGCCCTGCATCTCTGACCTTTCTAATTGTATCCTGCGCTTCATCGTTTAAACCTACTCCGTTAATCTCTGCAACATTGACGTAAGTATTGGTTTTAATGTAAGCATATATCTTCCCATCGTTAGAAACAATCAACCCCTCGTTATTGGGCAGTTTCCAAACATCCTCCTCTCTCCTCTCCTGTTCGTTCAATTGATTCATTCCTTTCCCTTTCGTCTGTTGGCATATTGCTCCTTGAGTTGAAAGTAATTTTTTGTTATTCGGCTCAAGGCTCTTGCAACGCATACATTGCATCCTCTATCAACCTTGTTGCCTGTCTCGGATTCATACAGGTTAAGCAATTGCCGTACCTCCTCTCCTTTGTTTCTGCTGATTGATTGTGTCCTGTAATACATAAACAGGATGTCATCGTATTGTTTTAAATCTGTGTAGTAGCTCATAACTTAAACAGTTTCAAATGTCGCTCAATCCCCTCTACAAGAATCGGACAAGCTCCAATGTATAATATAAAGTTTTGGTTTATTGTCAATGTGATCATGATGGCTATCCAAATAGATAAACATACCGGGCAGCTCAATGGCTTATAAGATAGTGCAGTTAGTAGGATTGCTCCGATGTAATACAGATACTTGTGAGCAGTAACCCTCTTGATGAAATCGGGCAGATAATCCGATACCAAGAAAGGAACAGTTGCGCAAAATATCAATGCTTTTAACTCCTCCATAACTCCCTAAAGTTTTCGGGCATCAAACTCTTAACCCTCTTTAAACGATTGTGCAACCATCCGTAACTGAACGAACCTGCGCCCTGTTCTTTCAATTCATTGTACATTTCTTTGAAGTTGTATTGAACCCCAAAGTATGCCCTCATCAATCCGACATCAATAGCATCAAAGTCATTGCTGCCCTGCATAAATTGGATAACCCTCCTTTGCTCAACATACTCATCCCGATTATACCCTCCGTTTATGTCATTGGTAAAGTGATAAAGCTCAATAAAATTCTCGTAATCAATCGAATGAGGACAATTGTTCCGGTGCTTTAATCGTTGGTAATTGTATCGGGAGTAGCTGCTATTATAATTGATCAGCATAATCTTAGCGCAGTAATCAATCAATTTATTCTCTCTGTGTATCGACATTATTTGCTCCTTGTCCTTTTCAAGTATCTGAATAATAACCTCCTGCAATAATTCATCTGCCTCGTTTCGGTTGCGCGTAATCTTCTTGCTCAAATCTTCAAGCAACCTGTAAACCTCTGTAATTGCATCCTCATAACTCGACATTCTCTGTCAATGCTTTTACTTGCTTTTTTAGTTGGCTATTCTGCATAGATAACTCTGCCCATTGCACCTGTTTCCTGTGAGCTTGTGCCACCGCTTTGTTATAATCTTTCTCCAATGTACGGATAGCAAGATTCGCCTCCAATACGGTCTGCAATTCGTCGGAATGATTACCCTTTGCTTTTATCCTTTCAGCCAATGCCATCAATTTTACGCGGATTTCAATCAATTTTAATTCATCCATTTGCTCCTGTGTCTCATAAACAATGCTCTGTGTACAACCTCGTAATCTGTTGCAATCAATTTCTCATGTGAAACCTCAAACCAACTGCCAACATCATCAAATTTACGCATTTTGTATTTAAAGGATTCTCTTTGATTTTTGTAATCCCAATAATCAACTCTATCAAGCAGCTCATACACTTGCCCCTCAATTTTAAAAATGCTATCCAATGCGAAAGGGAAGTGCATTTCATTTTCTGTTTTTGTCATATCATTTTATTTAATATCCTCTCCAATACATTTACGCTGATACTGTTTCCGGCTTGTTTATAGAGTTGCGTATCGGAGCATACCTCTTGAGCTTTAAAAAAAGCATCATCCGGGAATGCTTGTAGCCTCCAACATTCAAGCGGAGTTAATCTTCTAATTTTTGATTGTACAATTGCTTGTGTGCATCCGGTATCTAACGTTTGTGCAACCCCTTTACCTACACGACCTCTACGTGTTTTTGAGTCTGCATAAGTATAGTTGATGCTATCCCCGTACTCCGCTATTTCATAACCACTTAATGTGTTGCTCTTTATTTTTACTTTGCTTTGTCCTGAATCCCATTCCAACACGAATCTCTCTATTACTGAATCACTCAAATAGTACTTCTCATCACATTCGGTTTGCAATACATCCTTTAACCTCAATCTTAATGGCTCAATTTTCGGAAATTTAAACGACCTAAACTCCTTAAATCCGACTATGAAAATGCGTTCCCGATTTTGGGGTACTCCATAATCTTTCGTGTTCAATACTTGGGCATATACGTGATACCCTAAACCATCATCAAATACGTCTAAGGACATTTGACCGTTTAGTGTACCACCACAATTCGTTAAGATGTCTGTAATGGTTTGGTATGTTCTGCCATTATCATGAGAGAGTAAACCTTTTACATTCTCAAGGATAAACATTTTCGGTTGATTGATTCGGATAAACTCGGCAACATCAAAAAATAGTGTACCCCTTACATCGTCAAAACCTTTGCGCTGCCCGTTATTGCTGAATGGTTGGCAGGGAAACCCTGCAACGTACAAATCCAATTGTTCTACATCCTTGTGATTCCTTTTGGTTATATCAATGTAGAATTTTCCGGGAGCTTTATGGATAGCATCGTATGAATCTCTTGCATACTTGTCTATTTCGCAGGAAAAAACCTGCTCGTAATCAATGCCCAAATTATTTAGAGCCATTTCGGGCGCACCAATTCCGCTAAAATCTGTGCCTACTTTCAGTCTTGTTTTGTTCATTTTGTTCAATTTAACTATTATCTAAAAAGGGCAATCCTGTTCTCCCCTAAATTCTTTTAACACTTCATTGTTCATTACTTCCATCTCTGTCTGTCTCTCTATTTCCTCCCCCTCTCCGAGAGGAGCTGCATACTTTTTATCGCCCCCCCTTAGTATCTCAAAGTATTTGCCTTGCTTTATGTCATAGGATAAACAGGTAGTACCCCTTACCCCTACAATGTTGGGCTTTGCCTTATCCACTTTTACATCTGTTGTATGGCTATCGAAATCCCGATGCACAATGATAACGCTCTTAGCATTGTTACCCCATTCGCTACCGCCTTTGAGCTGATGCATATCGGGCATAACAACCCTTCCATCCTTATCCTTTTTTGCAGTCTTGGGATGAATAATAGTGTGGAAATGTAACCCGGAGGATTCTGCCAATTCGTTTCTATTGGATAACGTTGCCTCCAACCACTTATCCTCCCTGCTAAATCCATCTGTATCATGGCGCATATAGTTCCACGAATCA